GGGCGTGGGCCTTTGCCTCTGCAACCGTGACCGGCTCCGTGGCCGGGGCGGTCACCAGCTCCAGGGAGCCGCGGGAGATGGTCAACGGAGGGCCCATTGCGCGCGCCTACGCGGCCAACGCTGGCCGGTCTTGCGGCTGGCTAGGGGCAGGGGTCCCGGGAGCGAGATAGCGCTCGTAGGCCCTCTGCGCGGCCCGCTCCGTGATGCCGAGATCCCGGGCGACGCGGTACACGTTCCCGCCGTGCCGTTCCCAGGCTGCCTTGAGTTGCATTTGCGTCTCTATTGTCCAGCGCGCCCGCGCGGGACCTTTGGCCAGGGGCTTGAACCGCATCTCGATCTTGCGGAGCGCCCTATCGTAGGCGGCGGCCACGGCTGGGATGCTCTTGGTCATGATCAGCCCCTTGAGCATCGCAGCCTCCTCACTCGCCATGTAGGCGTCGAGGTCGGCGCGGTCGCCGCTCCGCCCGAGGCGCTTCAGCGCCGCCGTCATCTTCGCCAGTGCGCCCGCCGGCTTCATCCTGCTGCTCCGTTGCTGCCGTTGCAGCCTCGGTCTGAGTCGCTTCGCCTTCGCTGTCCAGGCCCGCGTAAGCCTCCGCCGGGTCGCCCTCCCCACCTTTGAAGAAGGCCTCCGCCAGCCATTCCGGCAGATCGTACTCCTCGCCTGCCGCGAACTCCCGGACCGTCTTGCCCCCGTCCAGGGTCGCTCGCGTCGTCCTCACCATGCGGACCCGGATCGTCGTCACCGGGGGTTGCTCTGGCGGCAGGCCGTAGCGCATTCTCTCTACTCGCGGGGTGCGGCTGGGGCGCCGCAGCGGCACAAGGCCGACGGTGCCCCAGCTCGACAGCATCAGTTGCCGGTGCCGCGGAAGCGCTTGATGCCGATCGCCGTGGCGCCGAACGTCGCGCTGCCGGCGTCGTTGCCCGCGGGCGTCAGCGTCAGGCGCACGTAGCGCTTGGTGCCGACGTAGCCGACCGTCTTCACCGTGTCGTCGTCCGCCTGTGTGAAGGTGGCCAGCGCCTCGGTGCCGAGCAGGTCCGCGTCCGCCACTGCGGCGGCATCGGAAAGCGCCGCATCGTCACCTTCCTCCACCAGCGGCGTCAGCGTCATGCCGGCGTCAGTCAGCGCGCCGGCGGCGATGACGAACTCCAGCGACATGAGGTCCACCATGTCGATGATCTGGCCGACCTGGGCGGTGTTGGCATTGGTGAGGGTGACCGGCGAGTTGCTCCGCAGAAACGAGAGCCGATTGTGAAGGTCGTGGGGGATCATGGTCCCTGGTCTCCTGATCTGGTGAAGCCCAGGGCGGAACCGTCAGGCCCCGCCCTATTGAGGCATGAACCCTTATGCCGAGAACTTGATGAACTTGATCGCGTCGCTGTCCATCACGCCGCCGCCCACGCGCTTGGTGGTGTAGAACAGCACGTAACCCTTCGACGTGTACGGATCGCGGAGCTGGCGGATGCCTTGGCGGTCGACCACCTGATAGCCGCGCTTCCAGTCCGCGAGCGCGATGCCGAGCGCGCCCGTGGTGGTGTAGCTCGCCATGTCGGCGAACTCGTCCCAGGGATAGCCGAGCACGGTGTCGATGATGACGCCCTCGCCGGTCACCTTCGGGTGGTAGATGTTGTAGTTGCCGTCCTGGTCCTTGAACTTGCGGACGGCGCCGAGGGTGAGGCGGTTGCCCGCCCAGCGCAGAGAGCCGCGATAGCCGGACTTGAACTTGTAGACGAGGTCGTAGAGGTCGTCGGCCGGGTTGACGGTGGCCGACGCGGTCTTGAACGCGCCGTTCGACCCGGTGAGGATGTGCTCCAGCTGTCCGAAGGTGCGGGAGGCATCGGCCGTCGCCGCGGTCGTGTAGGACGTGAAGCCCCGGGGCTGCTTGACCCCGTTGCCGCTGACGAACTGCGTGTTCTCCTCGCGGCCCATCTGGTCGGCGACCTTCATGTCGAGCCAGCCTTCCACGTTGAAGCCAGCGTCGTCGAGCAGGTTCTGCGTCGACTTGGGCATGGCGTAGAGCTCGTGCACCGGGATCTCCAGCATGCCGACCTGGGGCGTGTTGGTCTCCGTGCGCGAGGACTGCTCGCCCACCCAGCCCGTGGTGACCTCGTCGCGGTCGATCGGGAACTCGACCGACTTCGAGGTGATGCTGATCACCGAGGCGACCGCGCGCATGGCGCTCGTCTCGTAGAGCTTGTCGATGATCTGCTGGCTGCGGAATGGCTCGACGAAGAAACCGCCGTCGGGGGCGCTGCCTACGGACAGAGCCTTGGTCTCCTCGACGCTCAGCCCCTTCTCGCCCACGCGCAGGTAGCGCTCGAACGCGCGCTTGTACTCGAGGCGCGCGGCGCCGGACTTGGCGGCGTCGATATCGCGGCCGGCCGGCGTGATCCAGCGGCCGAACTCGAGGTTCGCCTTGGTCTCCAGCTCGGCTGACTTGGCGTCTGTGACCTGAGCCACGACGGGACGGTTCGCCTTCTTGTGAAGCGCGTTGATCTCGTCGCGGATCTTTTCGTGCGAGTCCTCGATCTTCTTGAGCGACTCCTTCAGAAGCGGGTCGGCCTCGCCGCGCTTCTTCATCTCCTTGTCGACCTCGTCCTGCTTGGACCGGATGTCGGCGAGGGTCTTCGAGAACTTCTCGATCTCAGTCTTCAGTTCCTGGGGGATCGCACCGTCAGCCATTTCTGAGCGCTCCTAGCGGTGGGCTTCGTCGGTCAGATGCCGACGAAACTCAGCCGCAAGGGCGACCAGGTCGGCATCAGGTGGCGTACTTGCCACCCCGCCGCCAGCGTCCTGCTTGGCTTTGAGGAGGTTACGGTATCCCGGCAAGAGATACTGCCGGACTTCCGAGCGGGTCATTTTCAGACCCAGTGGTGCAGCGTCCTGCGTACACCACCTCTCGAAATCGCGCTCGGTCGGCAGCAAATCAGCCTTGACCGAGCCTATAACAGCCATTTCGTTCATTGGGAAGAGGACTGTTGAAATTTCTCTGAGGTCGACGTCCTCCAGCGTCCGCACCGCCTCCTGGCCGCGCGCCGACGTTGCCTTGACAACCCGATAGCCGATGGAGAGCCCGTCGATGATGCCCTCGCGGAGCATCTCATAGACCTCCTTGGCCTTGCTGAGCCCGAGCAGCAGCCGGCCCTTGGCGAGCAGCCCGTGGCTATCCTCGCTCAAGTCGAGCCAACGGCCGATGGGCTGGCACGGGTCGTGCTCGTAGAGCATTTTGACCCCGTTTACGCCGCGCTCCTTGAGCGAGCGGGCGAAGGCGCCCTTGGCCACGATGTCGGCACCCAGGTCCTCGTTGCCGAAGACGGAGGCGTAGCCCTCGAAGATGCCCGTGTCATCGAGCTGCTTGAGCTCGAGCCGGACGGCCTTGGTCTCCAGCTCGGCGCGGGAGAGCGGTCGCGTCATTGCCTCTGAACCTCTGCTTCAACGACAGTCACGCCGCGGCCGGGGGGCAGGCGGCGGAAGTCGTAGCGGCGGGGCGCCGGGTCGATGGGCACGCCGGCGTCCTCCTGGGTCTCGCGCCACCGCTCCTCGCGGACGGCGGTCACGACGATCTTCACGGTCGGGGCAAGCTCGATGCCCATGGCCACCTCGAGCCCGCCTTCGACGGGCGCGCCGGCCGGCGCGGCGATCTCCACCACGACGGGGCGGCCGTAGAGCGGGAAGCTGTCCCCGAGGCCGGCGTGCTCCGTGCCCACTCGGATCGGGTTGAGCGAGGCATAGCGGGGAACCTTCAGCTCCTCGCCCACCCACTCGGCGAGGTCCTCCTCGCTCGCGTACTGCGGCAGCCCGCAGTCCTCGCCGGCGGCGTAGAGCGTCACGTTGGCCGGCAGCGTATGCCGGTTGCGCAGCATGGCGTAGAAGTTGCGCCAGGCCTCCACGTCGTCGATGAGCTCGCCGGCGTCGATGTCCCTGGCCTCGGCCTCGTCGGGCGGCTCCGGGGGCTCGGGCGGAACGTCGGGCGGCTCCGGGACCGGGATGGGATGAACGCGGTCGGGCAGGTCCGGGGGCACCTCGGGCGGCTCGGGCGGAGCGATGGGCTCCACCTCGGGGCGCTCGATAGCGACGGGCTCCAGCAGGATGGTGCAGCGGCAGTTGATGACGTTGCCGGGCGACCCGTTGGGATCGCCTGGGAACATCAGTTCCTCGCCGCCCACGTCGAACGGCTCGTCGAGGTCGCGCTGCTGCCCGTTGGCCTCGGCGTGGCTCTCGCGGGTGCGATGGTCCTCGGTCGCCAGCCATTCCTTGCGGTACTGCAGCGGGCTCGCGCGCGCGGCGCCGAACTGGCCCACCATGGAGGCGGTGTGCGTCTCGGTGCGGGCGATGCGGCGGGCTCGCGCCATGGCCATCTCGCCCGACGTGGCGTCGACGATGGCGCGAGCGACCTCTTCGGTGCTCTGGCCCTCGGCGAGGCCGCGCCGGACGATCTCGACGATCTGCGCGCGCAGGGCGTCGCTGATCTGCGTCACCCGGCCGGCGGTGTACTGGGCGATAAAGGCCTCGGTCTCGGCGTCGAGATCGTCGAAGAGCTTGGCCTCCAGGCCCATGTTCATTTTTGCGCCCTCATTCGAGCGACCAGAAATGAACATGGTCGACTTTTCGCCGACCAACTGCCCGAACGTGCGCGCGGTCTCCCGTATCGATGGCGTCAATACGCGGCGGATCGTTGACATATCAACGCGCGTCGGATCGCCGCCGCCCACGTAGCGCGACATGGCGTTGCGGCCGATGCCCACGATGGCGCGGGCGAGCTGCCGCTCCAGGGCAATCTCGCGGGACTGCATCAGGCGCAGGGACGCGATCCGTGCCGCGTGCTGGCGCGGTGCGATGCGGGCGAGGGGCATTCACGCCGTCCCGTGTGTGCCCAACGCGTCCTCGACACGACGCTGCGCCGTGTCCAGCGATGGCAGCAGGCTGGCGATGGTCGTGCTTACATCGCGCGCGCGCTCGGCCACCGCGCCTCCGTCACCGTCCTCCGCGCGCTCGGCCTGCCTTGCCATCTCGCGCGCGCGGGCGTCGATCGTCTCGAACTCCTGCGACAGGCGCTCTATGGTGGCCTGCACCTCGAATGCCTCGCGAGGTCCGGCCCGGCGCCCCCAGTCGGCGGTTACGAGAGTGCGGAGCGCCAGCATCTGCTCCATCCAGTCGCTGGCCCGCTCTTCCAGCAGGTACGCCTCTCGCTCCAGATCGGACAGGCGAAAGCTCTTCGTGGCGCGGCTAACCGCGCGCCCGCTGTAGTAGTCGTATGCGCTCATCGGGATGGCTCGTGCACGTAGGGCGGCGAGGTCCGCAGCGGGCCCCCGCCTTTCTTGGCCGGCGGCTTCTTCGCGGCCAGCGCCTCGTCGGCGCGGTCCTCGTTGGCCTGCGCCACATCGGCCGCCATGCTGAGCGGGATCTTGCCCGCGCTCTCGTAGTGCTCGTCGCCGCCGTCCACGGGCTCGTAGCCCAGCGCGTCGCGCTTCTCGTTCAGGCTCAGGACGGTGGACTTCTCGATGCGCTCCCACTGCTCCTTGCGCACCTCGGCCAGGGCGTCCAGGTCGTCAAGGTTGGCCTCGATGGTGACGCCCTTGCCGAGCGCCTTCGCGAACCACTGGTTGAAGGCGCGCGTCAGCATCTTGGCGAGCGGGATCACGGTCTCCTGGTAGAACGCCTGCCGCGCCTCCTGGTAGTTGGAATAGGTGTTGTCGCCGGGGATGCCGAGCAGCATCGGGGGCACGCCGAGGGTGAAGCAGATCTCGCGGGCCGCCTGGCCCTTGCCCTCCATGCTCTGCATCTTCTCCGCGTCGAGGCCCATGGCGAGCCACGACCACTTGCCGCCGTCGAGCAGCATGCGCGAGCCACTCTGGCCATAGCCGCGCTCCTCGCCCCGGACACGCGCGAGCAGCTTCTCGGCCGCGTCGGGGTCGAGCGTGCCCACCTCGTCCTTGGTGCCCTCGAAGACCAGTGCGCCGGATGGCGAGCCGGCGTTCTCCAGCAGGCCGAGGTTGTGGCTCGAGTAGCTGTTGTGGAGATCGATCGCCCAGGCGCACGCGTCGAGCGGCGATTGGCCGTACCAGTCGTTGAGCGGGTTGAAGGTGCGCAGATGCAGGAGCGGCCGCACCTGGCGCGCGGGGTCCACATCGAACCGCCTGACATCGCCGCCGCAGCGGTACTCGTAGGCGTCGGGCACGCCGGTGGCGTCGGGAATGACGGTGATGCGGTCGGGGCGATGGGCGTAGAGCTCCATGCGCTCGAACTTCGCCTCGGTCGTGCGCTCGCAGTAGAGGTTGCCGCTGATCTTGTAGTTGCTGATCAGCGCGGTGATGAGCGACTGCCAGTCCTGCTCGGGGTTCGGCGAGGCCATCAGGTCGATAAACGGGTGATCCTCCACCTCGGTCTTGTCGTCGCCCTTGCCCTCGTAGAGGCACCACGGGATCTGCGCGACGGACTCGGCGATCATGCGGATGGCGGACGAGGCCACGGAGTTGCGCTGGTAGGCCTCCTGCGCGAGCTTGGCGTAGTCGCGCTCGGGCCACACGGGGCGGCCGACGACCAGGCGGGCGATGAGGGGGCCGACGGCGGAGGCCTTCTGCGACCATGCCGCAAGAAGGCGCTTGAAGAAGCCGGGACGCGCCGGGGAGCGTCTGTGCAGGGCGGCGTATGGATACATTCAGAACGTCCCCACAAGGCCGCCGCGGGCGCGGTTGGTCAGCATCAGCTCGGTGATCGCCCACACCAGGGCGTCGACGCGGTCGGGCGAGTAGCCCATCACGTCGCGGTCCCAGTCCACAGTAAAGTCCGTCATCTGATCTTCGAGCGCCTTGAACGTGCCGACGTGGTGGCAGCGGCCCTGCTCGTAGAGGCTCGACACCGGCTCGGCCCTGGTGACCTTGCCCTTGCTGGCATGCACCAGCTTCACCTTGACCTCGGGCGCCTCGGTGCGGATCACGTGCGCGATCATCTCGCCGCCGTTGTTGGCCTCGGCGACGATCAGGCCCGCCCCGCAGTCGTGGTAGAGCCGAAGCGCCTTTTGAGCCCACTGCTTAGGCGAGAGGCCCCGCTCGGACGCATCGCCGAGAACGTAGGCGTGCCCGTGCGGCCCCCGGCCGGCGGCGACGATCCCGCACTCGTCGGCATCCTCGCCCGAAGTGACGGGAGGATCGATGGCGACAACGATGCGTTCGAGGGTTGGAACCTTCGCGGGGTCATGGATGCGGTGCTCGTCAAGGTTGGCATAGGTCCACAGCGCGCCGGGGCGGTCTTCGAGGATCTCGCCGAACAGTTCCTGCCGGCCGAGGCGCGTGCCTTCGTATTTTTTTCGGAGCTCGTCGAGGAACTTGGGCGAGAGGTTCGCGGCGTTTGCGTAGGTGGCGCCGCGCGTGATGCGCACGACACCGGACGGCGTCGCCTCCTTCACCAGTTCCTTGACCAGCTTCGCTGGCGTCGGCGTCGTGGTGACCAGCGTTTGCGGTGTCGTGCCGAGGCGCAGGGCGAACCTGAGCATGTCCCAGGTCTCCTGCATTCGGCGCCACTTCGCGAGCTCATCGCACCAGGCGTCGTGGAACTGGGGACCGCGCAGGCCGCTGGGCTTCTCACCCGAGTACAACTCGGCGATGGCGCCGTTCGGCCAGCTGACGGTGCCGCCGTTCTTCGACGACCTGAACACGGGCTGGAACCATGGTTTCCCGGTGGCGATGATGCCGCTGTCGCCGTCCACGCAGACCTTCGCGGCGTCATCCATGGTGGCGCCGATGATGGCGATGCGCCGGGGGCCGAGGGCTGCGCGCTCGTGGCACCACTCG